TACTTAAAAAGCTGAAAACCAATAAGGATAGGAAAAAAGCAAAATTGCTTCCCGGTCAAACGCTTAAGCTCAAAAAGACAACCAAGAAGAAAAGGAGATAATCTATTATGGCGAATACAGGACTATTCGGACAGACAATGAATTTTGATACCTTTGTTTCTACATTTCTTGGCAAAGCAACTGATTATGACAGGGCTTACGGCGTTCAATGTGTCGATTTGATTTTGCTGTATATCGAAAAATGTATCACAGGTAAAAGCGCAGGCTTTAAAGGAAATGCTAAAGAGTGGTGGACTAATCGCAACACTTCAAATTGGCTGAAAAGTAATTTTGATTTTATAACTCCAACTTATAAAAAGGATAATGAAGTCCAAAAAGGTGACATAGGTGTTAAAACATCAGGCGGTGGCGGAAACGGTCATATCTTTATTATTGCAGGTGGCAATTCAAACGGTCGTTTCACTTATTACGACCAAAATGGAACAGGCAAGCACGATAAAATGTCTATCCGTATGGGTATTCCGTATAACAAGAATACTATTAACGGTATTCTTCGCCCAAAAAATCAAAGCAAATTAGGCAACTCGATACCTAATATAAAGTCCAATAAGAATGGTAGTTCTACGAGCAATGGAAGCATAACAGGCGGCGGTACTGCTGCAAGCAGCGGTACGAAAAATAATCAAAGCTCAACAACAAAAGATACTTCGGCAGAAGAAATTAAGTATTTAAAAAAAATACTGAAAAATAAAACCAAAGTATCAACGGCAGTTAAGAACGTCACCATTACTGATACTAATAAGCAAAACCGTACATATGTTCAAACCGTTTGGCGGCATTTTACTACTACCCAAGGCTCATATATTGATAGGTATGTTCCTGTTAAAGAGGGCGCTAAAATTACTTGGGAAAGAAAAGGCACACCGGGGCAATTTAATTTTGAGATTGTTTATGACGATAACCACAAATATAACATTCAAGAGGGCGACTGTATTATTGTTTCTCTTTGCAAAAGTGACGGAACTGACCCGAAAACAATGTTTGTAGGATATGTTTTTACAAAGAAAATCTCAAAAGACCGCATATACAGCTATGTTGCTTATGACCAACTGCGTTATCTGAAAAATAAGGACTTCCTTATATACAAAAAGAAAACGGCATCGCAGGTCATTAAAACGGTGGCTAAGCGAATGAATTTGAAATACGGCTCAATAGCAGATACAAAATATAAAATGTCTGCTATTGAAGAGGGTTCGGAGTGCTTTGATATTATTCAGGATGCTCTCGATAACACTATGCTCGAAAAAAGTCAAATATATGTGCTTTATGATAATTGTGGTAAATTGACATTGAAGAACATAAGCAATATGAAAAGGAATAGTTGCGTAGTTGATGTTGAAACGGCGCAGGATTATTCACTTGAAACCTCGATTGACAGCAATACCTATAATCGAGTGAAAATCGTTTATGAAAAAACAAACAAAGATGATAAGAAAACAACCTATCATACTATTGTTTGTCAATCATCAAAAAGTATAAATCAATGGGGCGTACTGCAACTGTATGAAAAGGTCGATAACATCAAAGTTGCAAAATTAAAGGCAGAAGCATATATGAAAATGTATAACGCTAAAACCAAAAGCCTTACCGTTAAAGATGTAATTGGCGACAGACAGGTGAGAGCCGGCTCAATGGTGCCTGTTATTATGAATTTACCTAACTGTAAAATAAGCAGTTATTTACTTGTTGAAAAAGTAACTCACAAGTTCGAAAACGGCAAACATACAATGGACCTTATACTTTCGGGAGGTGGTTTTAATGGCAAGTAACTCTAATATTGTTCAGCTGATGAAAAGAGCAGCGATAGAGGCTGTGGATGCTTCTAAACCGTGCATAATTAAGCTCGGAAGAGTTAAGAGTGTCAGCCCTTTAAAAATATCGCTCGGCCAAAAAATTACAGTTGATGAGAGTTTTTTGTATGTAACCAAAACAGCACGAGATAATATTAAAAAAACAGAAACAAGAGTAGTTTTACTCCGTCAGCAGGGTGGCGGTAAATATCTTGTTTTGGATGTTTTAGATTAGGAGGTTAAAAATGGCATTATCAAATGATTACAATTATGACGATGATATTATTGGCGAATCAGAAGATGATGAGATTGACAATGATGTTACTGTATTGTCTTATCCTAATCGCACATTCAAAATGAATACTGATGTAAAACGCTTTAGCGGTAAAATTGACGAGGAAAATACCGAAAGTGCTATAAGACAGGCTGTGTTCTGTATGTTAAATACTCAAAGGTATAATAGTGAAATTTTCAGCACTAACTACGGTTTTGAGTTTCAAGATTTGATCGGTCAAGATGTCGATTATATATGTGCAGTCTTGCCGAGTAGAATAAAAGAAGCTTTAACAATGGATGACCGAATTGAAGATGTTACCGATTTTGATATTTCTGTAAAAAATAAAAGCGTTTTTGCAAAATTTACGGTTGTTACGGCAGATGAAGATGTTGAAATTG